GTGCTTGAGGCGCAGACGGGTGCGTATTATGCCCCAATCACTGCTTTGGACTTTGCGAGTCTGTACCCGAGCATTATGTGTGCCGAAAACCTGTGTTATTCTACACTGGTCATGGACCCCAAGTACGATAATCTTCCAGGAGTTACCTACGAAACCTTTGGACCGTATAGGTTTGCTCAAGCACCCGCGCCCTCACTCCTTCCCGTCATCTTGATGGACCTCAAGGCGTTTCGTAAAAAAGCCAAGAAAGATATGGCGGCTGCAGAAGGGACGCCGATGGAGGCGGTGTACAATGGTAAGCAGCTCGCGTATAAAGTATCAATGAATAGTATATATGGTTTTACTGGCGCTTCTAAGGGCATGCTTCCCTGTGTGGCCATCGCATCCACTGTTACATTCCGAGGACGACAAATGATTGAACAAACGAAGAATTATGTAGAGGAAAACTTTCCGGGTGCTAAAGTCAGGTACGGGGACTCTGTGAGTGGTAATACGCCCATCCTGGTGCGGTGTGGAGGTCGGGTATACAACACAATGATTCAGAATCTAGTTCATTATCATGGATACAAAGAGTATCCGGGTTTCATGAAGAAGGGAGACGCCAAGGAGCAATCCGAAGTCGAAGGTGTCGAAACGTGGACACACCTTGGGTGGCAAAAGATTAAGCGCGTCATCCGTCACGTGACCACAAAGAATCTGTACCGCGTGACAACCGCAAGTGGGATGGTTGAAGTGACGGAAGACCATTCCCTTCTCGGACCGAATCTAGAGCTCATCAAACCCCAAGAAGCCGTGAAAGGTACTCGCTTATTTCACCTGGAGTGCACTGACGAAAGCGAAGTCCAATTTGTCAAGCCCGGTGACTTGGACTATTGGGACAAGAAGGTTTGGTTTGAGTCACGTGAGAATCTTGATTTGTTTGCCCCGGCGTGCAAGAAAACGAAATGCGCACGAATGGACCTGGCGCAGTACGCATACATGAAGATACGTCGGATGGGCCTTGATGTTACTCTCATAGATCGAGGCGACCATTTGATTGAGATATCGTGGTGTGAACATGCACACAGTCCTCGTGACGAGGTGAAGAGTGTACGGCATCTTCCACATGCAGGGCCCGTGACCGTCTACGACCTCGAGACGGAGGCTGGTACCTTTCAGGCGGGTGTCGGACGAATGATTGTCAAGAATACCGACTCCGTTATGGTCGAGTTTGATGTCCAAGGGCGCAAAGGACAGGATGCGATCGACTACTCGTGGACGCTCGGGGAAAGAGCGGCAGAGGAGTGTACCAAGCTCTTCAAGGCACCAAACGACCTCGAACTTGAAAAGATTTATTGTCCATACTTTTTGTACAGTAAAAAGCGCTACGCGGCAAAGATGTATGAAAAGAAAGGGGACCACGTGGTCTTTCGAAAGATTGACGTCAAGGGTCTCCAAGTGGTCCGAAGGGACAGTTGTCCTTTCGTGCGTGAAACCTTGAAAAAGCTCCTCGGGATGATTCTCGAGTCAAGTGACCCGAGACCCGTCATAGAGGCGGCACGTGAGGCGGCTCAAGAGCTTATGAATGGTCGGGTCCCCATGGAGAAACTCTTGATGAGTAAGCAGCTCGCAGCCTCTTACAAAACCAAGGTGGCTCACGTGGAGGTCAGAGACAAGATGAGAGCCCGCGCACCCGGCTCCGAGCCCCAACAGGGTGACAGAGTCTCTTTCGTGATTGTCAAAGGATCCGGAAAGATGTTTGAAAAGGCAGAGGACCCGGCGTGGGTCCGTGAAAAGGGAATACCGCTTGATTATGATTATTACTTTAGCAATCAGTTCAAAAAGCCAGTTCAGGACCTTTTGGAGCCGTTGGTCAAGGCGGATGATATTTTTGACAAGAAATTCATGGTCAAGACGACAAGCACAAGTGAGATGGAGGCTCGCAAAGCATTCCTGAGTCGGTTCGGTCTAAAAGTCAGTTCCGCATGAACTGTTCCGTCTTAAAAGTTTCAACCGTGTAAGTAGTAAGATGGAACAACAGATTCTCGAGCTCATTGAGGAGGAGGTGACTCGACGGGTCAACTTGCGTCTCGTGAGTGCCCTCGAGCTGGTTTCAAAGACGTATGATATTCCAATTGATCGTCTCATGAAGGACTCTGCAAAAGTCGAGTGCACATTCTGTAAAGGTATTCTCAAAAACAAAAAGAGGTGTCTCAAACAACCCAAGGAGAATGGATACTGCGGGTTTCATCAAAGTCAGGTTCCTCCTACAGTTCCAAAGGTTATCGAGCGTGTGAAGGCACCGTGGGAGTCCTGAAAGAACTGTTCCGTGTTTTTTTGAATGCTATGTTCATAAGCTTATGTTGTGCATTTAATGCTTTTACAAGTGCGTTTGCTTCATTAAGAGTGAGAGGTCTACGCTGTCCTATTTTGAACAATTGATTAACCGCTTGATTTAAACTCTTTTTTGGGGACTGACGCCGAGGGGACCGCGAGGGAGACCGAGGAGATTTGCATTTGCTCCCAAAACAAAATAGCATTTATATTAAACGATATTTATTTAAGGCGCAGGCTCTTTAGTAACTTAATGAACAAGTCGGCACTTCTGCTCACGAGTTTGGAGCGTTTTTTTGATGAGCCAAAAAATCAAGAACAACTTGTTGATATTTTGGAGCACCGTAAAGGTATTTCTCTTCGTAAGCTTGAGTGGTTTGTGACGAATTATGCCAAGACAAAGCAAGTAACCTATACCGCCCCGAACGGTAAGCTTTTTACGGTCCATGTAGCTTACAAGTCGAGTCTGGATGGGTACTCGAAAAAGCTCTTTGACCCCTTTTGCCGCACAGAGCGCATCCAGTTCAAGGGTCTCACGACAACCTGCGCCCAACTGAACTTTATTCGTTGGTGTATTATCAACGGAATCATCTCGTATCTCCTTACTGAAAAGGAGTTGTTGCGAAACCGCCCTGAAACACCAATAGAGTGTACCCATAATAAAACAGATACAAATTGTATCCCTGTGTAATTTGAGATGTATATTGAGGATTGAAAGTAAGCTGTAAGTAGGTTGTCTGTGAATTAAGCTTTGAAAAATTAAGATACCCACCCTGATTGTACTCTTTTGGAGTGAGCCCAAACGAGTATGTATAGATGTTCTTTGAAGGAATGGACAGCCCATGTTCCAAAGGCTGTTTGAACGAGTAATAAAGAGAGCCCTGGAAAGTACTGAGAATGTCCACGTTGTTCAGAGTAATCTTTGCAGTACTAATCACATCTACAAAGTTGGAGTTGCCCGAAGGAAACTGGAGCTGAATGCCCGTAGCGATAAACTGTGTCGTGTATCCATAGTTGTACCTCGAGTCCGAGTAACGACCGTCAGACACATTTTCATAGTTTTTGTTTCTAAAAAACCAAGCAATTGTCTGCACGGGGAAACTGGCTGTGAGCTCAAGTTGAGGCTGATTTCCAGAAAAGGAAAGGGTCGACTCCTTTTGGACCTTTGGTACGAGATATTTTAGAGGTGTGTTCATGTAGTACAAACGCTCGTTATCGTTGAGTAAAATCTCTTCTGTAATGAGTGTTGGCAAAACGGTCGTGCTTGGGTCATATATATCAATTTGACTTCCTACGGGGGCGTTACACCACCACACGTTCGGTTGGAATGTGAATCGCACGTACATGCGCTGGTTCCACATGGCGCACAAAGGAAAATAAGGTCTACGGAGTCTCTCACGCGCCTTGTTATTTGCCGAGTGTCTGCGACAAAAGAAAAACTCGAGCGGCGTGATAATATCCGAACTTGGAATTGTATTTGCCGCTGCTGAATATGATATGATCACTACACCCGAACCTCCGTTCCCGGGAGTCGTTCCAAAGGCTCCACCACCTCCGCCTCCCGTGTAAATCGTTCCGCTTATCGCTGCAGTATTTTGTGAAGAAAATCCAGTCACGTTACTTGATCCCGCACCACCACCTCCGGAGCCTCCAGGAGTCACGAGAGTTCCCGTGATTGCCGTGTTTGCAGAACCTCCTCCGCCTCCTCCGTAATATTCCAGCGTGTAAGGATAATTTGCATTACTATATGCAGAACCTATTCCACCCCTTCCAAGTGTTCCCGAGGTTGTGAAAGCTGATGTCCCAGTTCCAGTCGTCACGTTTGCACTACCACCCGCACCGCCACCAGATGCATATGCCGTGTTCAGAGACGTTCCACTCGAATATATGTATTGGGAATTTGAAGTATACGAAGTCCCGCTCGCACCTCCATACGCCCCTCCGTACCCACCAGTTGCAACGTACCCTGCGAAAGTCGATGACTGACCGTTCGGACTCGCCTGCGTTCCACCCGACCCGATAGTCACCGGATAGGTTCCTGGAAGCAAAAACACAGACTGATTAAAGACTCCTCCACCTCCACCACCATTTGCGTTGTAAATTGTTAAAGTAACTCCGGAAGGTAAAATAATCCATTGTATTCCAGTCACGGGACTGATTGTAAGGGTAGAC